GGATTTTCGTAATAAATTATCTTACTAGGAGTGCCGTAGTTAAAGGCTTCCTTAAATATTGCAGGATTGAGCCCGCTGTCGTGTTTACTTTTGCTGTAACGCTCTGAATGCGCCGCAAATAGAATTTCTTTATTATCGATTAACGTTACGCCCGCATCATGGAAACCGTAACTCACACCTAGTATCATATTAAATAGTTGATTATGAAAATTAGTTTTTGGCCTAATGCCGTTGCTCTTAACGGCAAAGATATTTATAAGGCATTCGAGGACCACGTATCATTATTCGACACTGTAGTGCAAGAAGATATGAACGCAGATGCGGCTTGCATCTGGAGTGTATTGTGGCGTGGCAGAATGCAAACAAACCAAGCAGTGTACAACCACTACCGTAGTCAAGGTAAGCCTGTTATTATCATGGAAGTGGGTGTACTAAAACGTAACCATAGTTTTAGAATAGCAGTTAACCATATTAACAATACCGGATACTATGGACACACAGACAATCCTGTTATCCCCGGCAGGCACGAACGTTTTAACTTTGAAGTTAAAGACTATCACGAATCAGGAAATAATATTGTTATTTGTTGCCAAAATGAGTCGAGTGAGTTGTGGCGAGAAATGCCTACTACTGAGCAATGGCTAGATAATATAATACCTAAACTAAAATTATATTACCCCCATAAAAACATCGTAGTTAGGCCACATCCTAGATTCCCTATATCAAGACATGTATTTGAAAAATATAAAGTAGAAAAACCTGTTACAAAAGGGAATTCAGACGATACAGACTTTGTTGATATACTTAAGGATGCATTCTGTGTGGTAAGTCCAACAGGCGGTGCCGCAATAGAAGCAATTATAGGCGGAGTTCCTGTAATTGCAAGTCCTGAAAGTTTAGCAAGCGATGTTGCTAGAACAGACTACCAAGTAATGGTTCCTGACTTAAGTCTGCGTAAAACTTTTATAAAACAGATTAGGAATACAGAATGGTTTATAGATGAGGTAGTTGCAGGAGAACCCTATCGTAGACTTAGGCCGTATGTGCTACATCAAATAGAGTCCCGTCTATCCACCTAAGTAACAAGTGTGGTTGGTTACTTACGTGATTGACTCTGTCTATACTTTCTTCAAAACTTTTTGGTAACAGTTTCTTTTCCCTTAGGTCATGCCAGGACGTGGTCATAGGATCCATAGGCTTGTGCTTGCTTTTGTACACAACTGCATGAAGCCAAGGATCATGTTGTCCTTTGTAAAATAGCCCGTCCTTGCAGTCAAAGCCTGCACATGCCAGCATATAAACTAGATTAACAATGTTAAAGTTATAAAAGTGTCCAGGAAAGTGGTTGCAATGTATTCTATTGTACTCTATATTATGTGTCTGTGGCAGTATGCAACAAAGCATACCGCCCGCTTTCATTTGTTCGTTCCAGACTGCAAGTGTTTCGTATGGATTTAGAACATAGCCTAAACTGTTATGACTCCATATCAAGTCTACCTTGGTAGACAGAAACGGACCTTTTGTAAAATCCTTCTTCAATACTGAAAGATTTTTAGGTATGTCATAATTAATTTGGGGATTTAGGTCAACTGCATAACATTTGTAATTGTGCGGAATAGGAACGTCGTCTCTGCTTTCACACTCTGCCCACCACTTGATATCTAAGCCTGTGCCACAACCAACATCAGCTACACTCTTAATGCTGTCCATTAAGTCATCGTGTTTGTATAGTGCTTCGAGTGTAAACAAACTTTGCTGGTGACTTTCTTCTGGTGTTAATTGTATCATATGCTTACATCTTCCATTCCTGCTGTTCGCAACCTTGTTATGTGACCTAGTTGCCACTGTTTGGCTTCTAAGCCTTTCATAATACCTAGCCAACGATTACGTAGTAGGGCGACTTCATTTATTAGTGTTTCAAAGTCTACTACTTCGTCCTCGCCATCAACATACTTCTCAGCGTCTCTGCTGGTTAATGCACGAGCATATCCTTCTAGGTACTTCTTAAACCATTTGCGTCTAATACGTCGTAGTTCAATGTTGAGGTAGTTTAGTACTGCTTCTATTTCTTGTAACTGATTAAATCTGTGTTCAGTTACACCAGGCAAGTTACTAAGGCTCTTTTCCACGTTGCCGTAAATTTTAACCTCAGACTTGGCTTCGTCTAGTTCATTGTTATAGTGTGCAATGAAGTCAGGCAAAAAAGCCAAGTCTTGAACTACTTTATTATACCACATTAATCTTCAAATGCTAGTTCGTCCGTGTCATCATCACCTAAATCATCGTCTAGGTAATCTTCACCTGCTCTTTTTAGATAAGAGTCAGTAGCGCAAAACTTCTCAAACTCTAAGTCATTAATACCCATGTCTACTAGATTGCCTACTAATTGATCTGCGGCTGTTTGTCTATCTTTACTGGGCACATACTCTTTCATAATCAAGTATGTTTCTGTTAATACGTCTAATTCAACTGACATTTAATTTTCCTCGCTTAAAAGCATATCTAATTCTGGATAATAATCTTTAAAATGTGTTGCTCGTTTAAAGTCTTGGGTTACCAGATATTCCCGTACACTACTTATACCTTCTTTAGAATACATTATATCTAATATAGGCTGTATTTGTCGCTTAAACTCTATGTCATTGACAGACATCAACTTAGTTCTAATAGACTTTTTAACTATACTAGGTAAATTTGTAACTGTCAACTCTTTAGGGTCAGACAATGCACTAAACGTGATGCCCATTCCTAATTTGTTAGCCAATTTAAATACTTCATCGCTATACATTATGTTTATATTAGTTACAGTTGCATAGATATTACACACATAGTCAGTGTCCTTATACTTCTGTAAATTAGCAGAAACTGTTTCCCATGTAGAACCAAAACGTTCATACATAAAACGGTTGCCTACAGCATCAATACTAAAACTTAGCTCAACAGTCTTAAACTGGTCCCAATAATCAAAGAGAAAATCTGCAAATACTGTACCATTAGTATTATAGTGAAGTGTAACTTGGTCGCTGAGACCTTCATCAATAAAGTACTGTAATAGTTTCCTATGTGTTTTGTCCAGTAACGGTTCACCGCCAGCAAATGTAATATACCTAACATCCTTACTTACACTAATAATGTCTGACCAAAATGTACTCGACTCATTATCTAACCAGTCAAATGTTACAGACTGTGCTTTTTCATAGCGACTCCAGGTACTACTACAACGTGAACTACAAATCCTGCATGCTAGGTTACACTTATTGCCTAACTTTATGTCTAAGTTTAGTATCTTACTTGAAGTTAGGTCATTGTAATCAATATTAAACTTATGTTCTCTAAACACATACTCATCGTTAAGACGTTTACTGATACCACCGTTATCTTCTACTCGCCAACATTTATCACATGCAGTAGGCTTATTTCCTTCCAATAACTGTTGTTTAAGTTCTTGTTGTTTGTTACTACTAAAGTAATCTATAATGCTTATAGCATCTTCACCTAACTGTCTGTCCCACAAACAGCAACGATGTAAACTACTGTCTACATCTATTTCTAATCCAATCCAGGGTGTCATGCATATTGTGTCTGGTATTGCATAGTTTGTAGGGTTTACAATAGTTTGACTGCCTCTATTAACAGTCACAATAAAAAACTTATCTATGTCTAAATGATCTAATAACTTATCTAAATAGTTTTCTAAATTAGTCTTAGCAGAGTTGTCTTCTACGTCATCAATAAAAAGAATGCGTTCGTCATCAGCAAACGCATCCTTATACACAGCCTGTAGTTCAGTGTATATTTGATTTACAGGCTGTTGTAGTAGACTACTGTAATTCTTCTTGAGCAGGTACTTCATCTACAACTTCTTCTTGAGCAGGTTCTTCAGTAGCCTTTTCAATTTTACCCCAGTTGCTGATGATAGCATCTAAACAACCACTTTCGTTACGTTCCCACTCCTTACGGTACATTTTGGTCTCTTCGCCTTTAGAGTCTACATGCTTGAGTCTATTGCCTTCTTTCTGTAACAAGTTCTTTTTCTCAAACAAGTCTACTAAGCCACTGTATGGATTCATACCTGTCTCATATGGAATCTTAACTTGTACACCTTCAAATGGTTTTGCGTAACGAGTCTTCATTACTTTACAACCTGCTCTAATACCTTTTACTTCTGATATCTTGTTACCATCTTCATCTTCTTTAAGTTTCATTTTCTTCATAGCAACTACAATACTTGAAGCATAGATAAAGCCTTGTCCACCTGATATTTTATCATCTGGATCAAACATGTCTTGACTTGCGTAAGTGTGGTTAGTTGCTACTAGTCCTACATTTGCATTACCAAACATGTTAACACAGTTACGTACCAGTGCAGTAAGTGCTTTAGGCTTACGTCCCATGTCGCCTTTAAGATCGCCTTTACCAAACTGATCAACGTCTGTAGGTGTTAGTAACATACCTAAACTGTCAATTACAAACAATACTTTGGGACGGTCATCTTCCGGCAGTGTTTTATATTCTCCCATAAAGTCACTTACTGTTTTAGCAACATCATCAATCATTGCCATGTTTAGTTTTAACAGTTTATCTTCTGATGTGTCTACATTAAGTGCTTTTAACCAGTCTTCGTCAAGTGCGTTCTCGCTATCAATTAGGATAACAAAAATGCCTTGCTCCTGTGCTGATTTTACAATATTACCAGAACAGATATAACTCTTTCCTGCGCCTGACTCTCCAGCAAATACAGTTACTTTGCCTAGTGGGATGCCTTTTTCAAAATCTCCACTAATAAGATAGTTTAGTGCATAGTTACCTGTGCTGACCCAGTCTGTAGGATCATTAAAGCCAAAACTAATACCGCTAATGCTCTTAGTTAAGCCTTTCCTAAATTTTGATACGTCAAAGGGTTTTTGTGCCATATTATTGCCTCATTAGTTTATATATGTAAGGAAATAGTTTTTCGCTGTCTGTGCCTCTGCGAGCATCTATTGCCTTTAAAAAATCTATAGTGCTGTTTGGATTCTTCTCAAACGGCTCTTGTATATATCTCAATAAATTCCTGTAACTATCTTCTAGTAAGTATCCAGGTTTTTCGTTAATCTTCTCTTGTAGTATAACACTAATCCTGTCTAGTGTCAATTTAGGAAGATGCCGAACATTAAGTGCTTCGGGTTGTAGTACAGGTCCAATTACAAATGCATTTGGATGAAAGTTCCAGTCATTCTTAAACTTTTCAATAAAGTAAAACACTGTAAATGCATTAAGACTAAAGTATAACATATTAAATGTTATCTTGTGTCCTAGGTCTTTGATCCAACGCAAGTTATGGCAGAACGTTGCCCACTGCCCGCCATAACGTATATACTCGTAGTCATCTCCCATGGTCTCAGCACTAACTGTCCAGTGTACGTTCTTAAACTTACATGCCAAATCAAATACTCGAGTATCAGTGTGACTTAAGTTAGTATTGATACGTAAACTTACATCTGGATTATGTTTAAGCAATAGCTCTAACAGTTCCTCATTCTCGGTCATAAGCATAGGCTCACCACCTGCTAAGTAAACATTTTTTAAGTTCTTAACATTGTCAAAAACATAGTTACGCAAGTCTGTGTAGTTGTCTTGACTTGGTTTAGGTTGATGTACGTTTAATTCCTGTGCCCATTTACTGCTAAACTCTGGACCACAATATATACAAGTAAAGTTACATGTGTTTTGCCAGCGCACATCTATTTGGTGTAGTTCGTGTGTGTTATGATCGTATATACCACGGTCTACATTGCGTAGTTCTTTAATATAGTATTTCCTATCACTTACAATGTTAAAGTCTGTTTTTTGTTCTTCCAATTTATGACATCCTTGACAACTTGTGTGTTTGTTATTGTTTTGGTGAGCTTGTTGTATTTCCGTATTTTTACTGCCCAACACAATATCACGTATTGGTGTAGTCTTTAAGTCGCCTATGTCCTCGTATGCTCTAATACAGTTCTTAACTTGCCCATCATGGTTTACCATTATGCCTGTCCAAGGCACAGGGCATCGTATTTCACTAGTAACGTATTCTTTTGCGTCCATTATGCTAGACTGATGTCGTAAATTTCCATGCCAACTTGGTCATGGTCCAATATGTTAGTAAGTTTTTCTACCCATGCTGTAACATTAGCACCACCTTCACCTTGTGTGTCAACTTTGCCTGGACGCACAATAACTAACTGAGGCCAAGTCAAGTTGTTACGCAATACTTCTACTGCGGACTCTAGTGTACGTTTTTGATGATGATACTTTATCATGTCATAACCTTCTAAACAACTAACAGGCATACCTGCCATCATACTACTAATGTTAATAATCTTTTTACCTGGCTTGTCTCGCCAGTATTCGTAAACATCAAATAGCAATTCTGTTTGTGCGTATCCTTGTTGAGCATTGTTAAAGAACCAATCTGCTTGTGCAACACGTTCTGCTATACGATCGTGGTGTTGTATATCCCAACCATTACGCTTACTATAATCTAATACGGTATGTCCTTTTTTAACATAATGCTCTACTATGGCTTTACCAATACCGTTAGTGCCACCTGTAATTGCTATCTTCATAAGTAGTCCTTATAGTTAATCTTTCTAATAGTGTCCTGAAACAACAACCATTCAGACAGTTTATGGCTGTTGTCCTGTTCTGTGCCCACTACTTCAAAAAGATCCTTAGCAGGCTCTGTTAAAAAATTAGTATGTCGTACACTTAATACATCTGGAGATTCTAAAAATGCCCATGCCCAATTTACTTTTTTATCCTCGCAAAACTTCTTAATGTTAGGATAGTCTTGCAAGTTTAATGCACTTATTGTTGACCACACATCTAAATGAAAGTTATCATTTTTAAATTTGTTGTAGTAGTTAAATTGTTTTAACCATGTTTTCCAAGTAATAGGCCAACGTAAGTAGTCGTGTACTTTTTTGGTACCGTCTAAACTCATAGTTATTGTAACATCAATACCACGCTTTAACAATGGCTTTGGATCTATACGTAGACTGCCGTTCGTGTTTATTCTTATGTAACGTACATTTTGTGGAGGATGTTCTAGTAATTTCTTATAGTTAGGACTTGCTGTAGGCTCGCCACCGTTTATGTCTAGTTTAAGTATGCGTTCTTGCGGGAAATCATAAAACTTATCAGTATTGTCAACGCTAATTTTATTATTTGCTATTGCGCCAAACTTTGTACTGAGATGTGGGTTGCAATGTTGACATGCTGAGTTGCAGATGTTATCTAATACTCCGCCTATTATGAGATAGTCTTTGCGTATGTTATACAGTTCTTGATGTTGCTTTTCAGCATACTGTCTTATGCTTTCTTTGCCTTCGTTTTCACTTACTCGACATCTGATACATTCGTCTGGCCAGTCTTTAAGATTTTGGTTCCACTCGCTGGCATTCATAGCATTGAACGATTCAAAACGTGGCGGTCTAACCATATGACCACAACGACTAACTGTGCCATCTGGATTTAATCTTGCAAAATGTCTAAATCTCGTACAATTCATTTATAGGTTCATTAAAAAATGTTATACTTAAAACTATACGTGGACCATAAGAAACCTTAACACCGTGTGGTATCTGACTGTTAAACACAATTGGTTTAGTAAAGAGCTTATGTGTAATTATGTCTGAGTTTGCTACCCATCCCTTCAAGTCATAGACTTCTCTATCAAATTTGTCCTTAACTCTGGGTCTATAACTAATATCCTCATCGTACCAATAGTTTATATTGCCAACACAGTTTTGTATGGGTATGTTAAGTTTAGCAACTACTGGTTTTGCATCTACATGCAAGTCTAGATGCCTAGTAAGATAGGTACATGCAATATCTCTAGGATGCCATTTCTTTTCCTTCACTAACCAGTTCATTAGCGTAGAGCAACTACGCAAACAGGTAGCTTCATCTATGTCGTTCCAGCCTTCTTCAAGATTATAGTGTGCAAGATGTTCCATAACTTCTTGCTGTATACCAATGATACTATGACACTCAATCTCTTTAAATGCTTTCATATATGCTCTTACTATGTTCAAAAACTTCTTTATAGTATTCCTTGTAGTCAGTTTTTAGTACACTGATAAGTTCGTCCCATTGTACTATTGCACCCAAGTAACGCTCCCATATCATTTTATCACAAGTCATATAGAACACTGCTTTATCTGTTACAAGTACTTCCGTCGTTTTGTACGGTACTTCGTGAAAGTCTGTTATGTCTTTCACTTGGTCTATACTCCTAAAACTAAAACTAGCAGTCTTATTCATATAACGGCGTAAGTTAATCAACGTATAAAACTGTGGTGCATAATGTCTATTTAAAAACAAGTACTGCGATGCATGGTTAACTGATATGTTGGTTTGTTGTAAAAAGGTGCTTAGTCCACTTTTAAACCTTGCAATAGGTTCTCGCCAGTATACTGTGATACTTGATGCTTGATATATTTCTTCCGTTGTTGCTAGTTTGTAGCCTTGTCTGTCTAAACTACTAGATGCGTTCTTAAGTACCTTAGCCACAAGGTCACCTGACGGTAACTTATATACCTCAGGATTATCTGGAAATAGTTCGTAATCTAGTTGTGTAAACATATCGAGTGTAGTATTAAAGCAGGTACCCACCTGGGTACCCGCTTCTAACTACTTACTACTAGGAGGTATTACTTCTGTCTATTTCTAATCATAGCCAAAATATCTTCTGCTCTCTGGCTACTTGGTTTTGCATCTTCTACCGGTGCAGTTGCTTCTGTAGGTACCTCTACTGCAACAGGCTCGGGGGTTGCTTCTACAGTTGGTGCTGGTGCAGGAGCAGTCTGTGTTGCTGGCGCACTTTCTCTAGGTTGTGCGTTAGCAATTTGAACGCCTGCTGGTCTGAAGTAACTTCCCCATTTTTCTGCATCATATGGTTGTCCATCTACTGATGCTTCAAACATCTCTTTCATAACTTTAAGAGCTGTCTCGTCTGGACGCTTGGGCAAGAAGTCTGCTAGATTGAATAAACCATATTGTTCTATAGCCGCTGTTTCTGTTGATGTAAGTGCAGACTCTCGCCTTGCCCAATTACTTGTAGAGTAGTCACTGTAACCACCTTTTGTAGTTTTAACTACTCTGAAGTCTAAGCCTTGATTATAATCAGTTGGCAACTCAACCATGTCTGGGTCAAGTAATGCTGACTTAATCAAGTTAAAGATTTGTGGACTAATTACAAATCTGCGAATTGGGTTTTCAGGTGTTGTATCTTCCTGCATTGGATTCTCTCTAACAAAACCTTGAAACAAGTAACTACGTTTTTTCCAGTACTTACGACCCATGTCTTCAAGACTCTTGTCTTTAAACCATGTTCTAACTTCTGCTAGAATAGGACAGGATTCTCCCCACATCTCAACACAGGGTACTTGTACCTGTACAGGTTTGCTGTCTGCTTGTCCTTTAATACCCTGGAAAGGTAAACGGATCATAGCACGTTCTACCCAGAAAAAATCGTTTTTAGTATCTCCATCAGGAAGGAACCTGATAGTTGCGGTCTCACCTTCTTTTATGTTCCAGTGTGCAAAGATAGCATTGTCGCCACCTCCACTTGAACTACCACTTGATCGTGTTTCTTGTTGTTGCAGTCTTGCTCTGATATCGGCCAATGATGTTGCCATAATGTTTTCTCCTTAATAAGTTTGCCATAATGTATGCCTAATATGCACACACCACTTTAGTAGTGTATACAATTTTATTTATCTAGTCAATGCTAAACGGTTAAATTTACTATTTAATTCCGCTTAATCTTTTAATATCTTCTGCCGTTGTTTCGCCGTGTTTCTTTTTCTTTTTGTCTGTAACTGCATCGATGAAATCTTCACTAGCATCGCCACCCAGTGTTTCCATTGTCATGTCACCAAAGTCTAATAACTTCAATAACTCTGGGTTTACGTCTGACAAGTACTTGTGTACTGCTGGTCTACCACAAGTGTCAGGACCTTTTTCGTCTGCCATCTTTTGTATATCAGCATTAAGTCCTTCATCATCTATAATACCTTGTAGTGCTGTAATAGCATTACTACCGTCTTGTCCTACAGGAAAATGCTGTCCTACTAGTTTTTGTAACTTTTCGTGTGGTGCTACATCACCTTCGTTAACATCCTCGTCTTTCTTAAACGGATTAATTTTATCTATTGCACCTTTAATAGCCTTACCAACCTTAGTAGCACCTTTAGCAATTTTATATGCAGGCATTGACTGTGTTACTGGGTCTTTTTCTGGATCATATCCTGCTGGTGCGCCTTCCATTTTGTTACCAGCCTTTAGTTCTTCGTGCCAATTATCTGCTAGTTCACTTGCAACTGCTCTACGTACTGCTGGTGGGAACATTTTAAAGCCATCATTTGCACCATGTTCTTTGCCATACTTCTTAGCACCAGTATCTGCATAATACTTCCATAATGTTTTTGCTTTATCATGGTCATATATACCTTTATCCCACTTGCGTGAAAGGTTACGCATGATAGGCTCGCCTTGTTGTTGGTATAGTTGACCATCATTTTCAATATACAATGCAAGTTCACGTATTGCATCTTCGTCAACTTCATTGTCTTCAACCATACTGTCTGCCCAGTCTGCATATTCATCAGATTCAAATGCAACGTCTTGATATGTTTCAGCATCTTGTTGTACTATCGGTTGGCTTTCCTTGATCGACTTAACACCCTTAATATACTGCTTGGCAAGTTGTACAGCCATACCGTATTCTTCTTTTAAAGATTCATCAACATGCTCTTCTAGTGTGTCAATTCGAGATGCCCATTTAGTTGCAAACTCTTTGATTGCTCCGTCTGCTTGTTCTGATACTTGTTCTAGTACTGTTCTTAATAATGCTTTTGTGTCAACAAAACTTAATGATTCAAAGTAAGCCTTGTCACCACATGTTCTGCCCAATTCTACAGATTCATCTGTGCGTACAAATTCATGTACTTGTTGTAACTGCTCTGACATATTTTTACTCCATGCTTTGTGCGCACTATAAACGTGTGGCAATGCAGACTCTAACTTTTCTGGGAAGCTCTTTTGTACGAATTTTTCTTTAAGTGTGTCTGCATCAAAATCATCTAACTGCTTTACTTCAGGCTGAAATGCCTCTACATACTTTGCGTAGCCTTTTGGTCCCTGTAGACTATTGAGCGTGGCTCTCACACCTTGGTAGCGTTCAACTGCGGCTTCCACCATTTCTTTGGTCTCGCTGTTTTCCCAGGGTTTGTTTTTCATTAGTCTAACAAATTGACCTAAGTCTGCCATTTCTTCAACTAGTTCTGATATGTGAGTTGATAAGTCATCGCCAACACCGCCACCGTTCATTAAGTGTCTAGCCATAGCTCTTGCACCTACTAGTTTAGTAAATGGTAATTTGAATCTTTCGCCTGATTGTGTTTCTAAAAAGATTGCACTAATGTTTCTTGCTCTTGCGCCATGCTTTTCTTCATCAACTTTCTTAGCATGTCTTACAATAATTTTAACAGGATTTTGTCCTTCTTTAGCAACTAACTTTTGGTAACTGCTCTTACTGCTACCATATAATTTGCTTTCATTAGTCTGTACTTGATTAAGTTCTGTTTTGTCGTAAATGTCTACGTTGGTGGCCATATCTTTAATCTCTTTTTTCGTTAATGCGT